AGTGTAGAAGGTAAGCGATGATAGTAGTAGATTTACCAGACTGTCGAGGTAATTTACATATAGTAAAACGATTGTTGTGAAATGTACCTACCATCTCCTTTTGGAAATCATACATCTCAAAAGGCACAAGACCCTCATCAAGAGAAACAATCATGATATAATTTTTAATAAAATAGATAGGGTCTTTCATACACCTACCGTATTCCTTAATCTCTTCCTCTGTCCACTCTTGTGAGACATTAGCCTTTTTGAGATTAGGATTTCCTAAGTAAACTGATTCAGACATTAATTATAATAAGGATTTTCTGGGTCAGAGTCACCTGTTTCATCAGGCCACCAATCTAACTCATACCTTCTCCCTGCTTTAAAATCTGCCATCATTCCTAGAATACGTTTTTCATATTCTTCTTTACTAGGTTTAACTCTTTCTGCAACAACATCCATAACATAATTTAAAGTAGTTGCATTTGCAGTTATAGAACCACACCTAGCACCAACTTCACCTTTTAAATAATCAATCAAAATACTACCACTTGATTTAGCTAAATCTTCTGCATATTGTTTAGGCACTTGTAGATCAACATAACAGTAAATGAAATCATAATGGGGAGCAGGAGAGCTATGAAGAATAAACTCATCCTTAACGACTATCCTTTTAAAACCATCTTTTGCAATCCAACACAACTGAGAGTTAGTCATCTCATCAGGAGCACCAAATGTTTTTTCTAAATTTTGGGAATACTCTACAGGAGATTCATTTGTCCAGTTTTCGTAACTTTCTTTAATGTAACTTTTAAATCTTTTCATTGACATAGTACCCCAATCTTATATCTGACAAATTACCATCTGCTTCATATATAAAACTTTCCTTATGAAAATTTTCTATAAATGGTAAATGCTTATATTCTTTATAATCAACACCTTTCCAAACAGGAATAATTTTAGTGCCAGGTTTAAAATTCCAAGCTACGTCATTACCACTGCGTAGGTGAATCTCTAAAATCTTTTTTCCCTTTGTCTCAATATTTAGGTATTTTTCTGTTTGTATATTTTCAATCCACTTAGGCAAATCAACTGTAAAAAAAGATGGCGTTATAACTTCCCATTCTACAAACCGTGATAAACTTTGTTCTGTGTCTTGTCTACCAATCATACTACTAAATGGTGTCCATCTATTACCCTCACGAATAAAATCTAAACTATAATGTGTTCCCTCAAAATATTCACACCAAAAATAGCCAGGCGGAATATGTTTATGATACTTCATTTCTTCACCATGTATTTTAGGATCAAGAAATTTTTTATGAGCACCAATGCCCATTCCATACAAATTGTATATAGGACGTATTATGTAAGTGTTTGCGTTTGAAATAGGAAAACACGCTGGGCCACAGTCATATTTTAATTTAGACGATAATTCTAATTTATTGAACAACCATCTGTGTTGAGGAAATGCGCCCCACGCTTCCCAATCCTCTTCAATCATTACCTTTTATCATTTTCTGAAGTTCTGCTGTACTTCCAACAAACAATGCGTTAGTGACATTCTTAGGAGCGTTATCAGGAACCTCTGAAAGTTTCTTCATCTTCTCCTGTAAGTCTCCAAGCTTCTCTGCAACCTCTGAAACTTGTTTGATAAGGTTTCCCGCAACTTCATAAGTTCTTGGATGTTCAGACTCTTTAGCCAACAACAATATACCATCAATTGCCGTAGTGCCTTTTTCGACTAGGTTATAGAAGTTCTGTCTTTGGTATTCATAGTCACTCTCTATGTCTTGACCTTTATCTACAGAAACAACCTTTTCATTTTTATGTTCATAATTCCAAGGTTCTTTTTGTAGAGTTTCAACGTCACTTAGAATACCAAGAGTTTTGTCCAACTCTTTAAGAGGATTGACCATTATCAATTTTCCTTATCTGTACCACTTACAGGATCAAATATTTTTGCGTCCTCAAAGAATGAAGTTGCTTCACTAAATCCAAAATCATCATCTGCATCAGAATTTGAGGGTTTAGGTTGTACTTTATATCTTTGTTCTCTTCTTGGAGCATTATCTTTAATATCAGTATATTGATCAACTTGAACAGTCTTAATAACTGCACTAGATGTAACAGGACCGTACAGATAAAACTTCGCAGTAAAGTCTAGTGTATAGATAAGAGCTCTTCGTGTTTCAAAGTCACCTTGATAGTTATCTTCGTAACTAATATCATTCAATACAATAGGAACATCTCTCTTAATTCCCATATCGGCCATGTCGTTAATAGTTAGTGTATAGTCTGGTTGAAAGAATGGTAATATCTGTTCTACAATTTGTAATGCATCATCAGACTGTTTTGCCATGACGTATAACTGTATGGAAAGATTATAAGGTACAGGCATGAACTGTGTATCAAGTCTATTTGAATCAGCACCCTTTACTTTTTTAAATTTTTGTATTCTATTCAGTTTTCTAGAAGGATCGTATGATAAATTTTGTATTTCAAAACCAATACGTGGTAGAGTAACCGCAACTTGTTTTGATAGATCAGCATCTTCATTCAAACGAACTAACCACTTTTGACGGGGACCATACGCAAGAGGAACCTTCATTGTTTGCGTTATCTTTCCATCGTTGTCCTTACGAACTAACTGGATATTATTAAATGTTGTTCCAAAGGCAACAATAACTTTTCTTATACTTTCATGATAAAACTGTTGTCCTAACATAATTAACTACTCCCTACATCCCCAAATGGATTTGACTCACTAAAATCTATTACTGTATCATCTAAAGAGTCAAACAACTCATTTTGAGCACTCTTATCAGACGATCCATCTCCTAATATATAGGACTCTTGAATTAAGTATTCTCCTGTCTCTGAAAGTAGAGAACCAGCCGTTGTTGTCATATCACTATCTTCTTGTGCAACAAGTTCGTCTGATTCGTTCTCATGAATGATACGACCAATATTAGGTTCTAATTGAACAGCATTTACTGTGGCTGTATTTGATTCCAAACTAAACTGGAATTCAGATGTAGATGTACTTAGTGCATCTTCAATCGCATCTATAGTATCTATACCAGTATTAAGTTCTTCAGAACTATAATCAAACAGACGACATCTTAACTTATATACTGGATTATTATCCAACTGAAAGAAAGGCTCGTCATGATCTACAAAATTAACTTGAAACATCTTTTTAAGAATAGGATGGAAAATTACATCACCCTCAAAAGGACGATCAGCATCCGTTGAATCTGTTTCTGATAGAATATAAAAGTCACTTCCCTCTAAGTCTGTAGTTGTCTCTGCAAGTGTTCCTGCTTCTAGAAGAACAGAACCACCCTCTTCTTCATCAGTTCCCAACTCTATTGTAATCTGTTTTGTTAGTTCTTGAAATCTAATCTTGTTTACAACGAATGTTGCTTCACTTAAATTTTGTAAACCAAACTGGTTCATGATTTCTCGTTCACCAGCAAATCCACCCTCTCCATTTTCTATATACATTTCTATCTTAGCTGCATCTCTGAAAACAGAAAGGGAGTCCTCTCCAAAAACAGAGTCCTCTGCAACGATAGTTCTATCTATGTAAAATACATCATGACCGTATATCTGAATTGCCTCTGCAACCAGATCACTATACAGACTTTGCTCTGTTGCTATTGATGCAACATTACTTGTATGAAAAAAAGAATTGACAGCCATATTTTTATCCTATCATGTAGTTGACTGGCAACTCAAATGCTAATTGAATTTGTTCCTCTAGTCTCTGTTGTTCTTCTATCGCTTGTGAGTAGATCGCTTCACCGTTCATCGTAACGCCACCAAGCATGGCAACACCATTAAACTTAGAGAGGTTTGCACCCCACTGTTTTTTAATCATAGCTGTTGCGTACCGTTTTAGATAGATGTCATCAAAGATATCAGTATATGTTGTTGGGTCAAGTTTACGATAGCACTCTATAATTATAAACTCTCCAACGGTCATCTTGTTACGCCAATCCATATCAATGTAAAGACGGTTCTGGTGTTGATTAAAACGAATAGGTGTTTCACCTACAAGAATGTGTTCTAGAAAATCTAGGTGCTGCATTGTTTGTTGATAATGCATAATTGAGGTTGAAGAAAAATCATAGAGGTCATTCAATCGTAATTGATAACGAACATCAAAAAGACTTCCACCTCCACCAGTATCAGTAAGAGGAAATATTTTTACAACAGAAACAACCGTATCTGGTACAGGTATGAAACCCTTACCTTCTAACCAATCAGCAGAAATAGTGTTATCAGCTTTATCCGTTACAGAAGTTGATGCATTTGTTAAACCTCTATCAAGTTCTGCCTGAGTCATTTGATGTTTAAGATACATTCTCTCAATACCATCATAGTGGTATTGTGCGAAGTATTGCAATGCTTCATCTAAACGATCATCTACTTGATCATCAGAAACATTTATATCTATAACACCAGAACCTAGAGCTCTGAGACAATAGGTTTTAAGAGTTGCCTTTGTAGAAGGTACTGCCATAATTTTCCCCTTTCTACATATTTATATGTTTGGAAGTCTGTGTTATTTTTTATCGTGAGTTATTGATGAAAGAATGAACCAACTAAAATGCACGAGCTTGACCAACACCGCTGCCCCCAAAAGGATTTTCAGCCCATGCCATGTAGATGTAAGAAGCGGCATTTTCACCTACATAATGTTGACTATCATAAATTTTAAAACCATTTGATAATATATCAATATTATAATCGTTTGTTTCTACGGCCGGATTATCGGCAGCTAAATGTAGAGTTGTTATGTTACCAATGCCGTCAGCGCCAGTAGCTGCACTACCACCCCTATTAGTGTCGTACATATTCCAAGTTCCTGATCGACTAGTCGCTTTTATTATAATAAAAGCTGGTTTAAAACCAGTGTTTATAAATGCATTTACCGTGGCAGAACCAGTACCAACATATGAGCCAAATTTTGAATAACCTATAACATCGTGGAAAGCATAGAAAACGTAAGTCCCACTATCTTCATTCACATCGTCAGCGGTTCCTATACTGAAAACTGAAGCAGTAGGCGCTGTATCGTTAAATATTGTGGCATCGTCTGCCGTTGCGACAGCTGTGTCTAAAAATAAAAAATCAGTTTGAGGCGCACCTGTATTGTATTCATGAAAGACATGCCAACCGCCAACATCATTAGTACGTTCTTTAACAATAATCCAAGTAGGTGCTTCTGCTAAACCATGACCTAATGTTGCTGCTGAACCAGTTCCAGTATAAGTACCAATACTGAAACCAGCTCTTACGTTAGTTGCCAGTGTGGTTTGTATCGCACCGTCATCGTTAGTAGAACCAGAAGTGTTGTCTGCTAACCACTGCCAAGCAGCATATCTTTCACCGTCTGTGTTAACATTAACCATATTACCAACAGTAAATCCATCAGTGTCAAATGTTACAATACTTTCGTTATTGTCAACTTCTACTGCCGTGCTATCACTTGCTAAGTAGTTAGTTACGCCTCGAACACTATCTACTAGAATGTGACCGTCAGTGGCATCACGGTTTTTAACCCAAACCCAATCTGGTTTAAAAGTACTATTTCTAGATTGATTAACAGCTAAACCGCCTGAACCAATTGCCGTTCCATTCCCTTCATACAACGTAGGTTGAAAATACACTGAACCATCAGGAATAGCTGGTTCTGGATAGTTAGCTGTCATTAAAGTCGTGTAACCAGTAGGAATTGTTGCGGCAAAATCAAATTGACCAAAATTAGCAGTAAACGTATTTTCAGCCGAACCATCGTTATGAATAAAAGGTGTCCAATCATAGGGTCCAGCAGAAAGTAGGTCAGTAAACGCCGCTCCTGTTTTGCTTGCACCAGAAGTTGGATCACTACTGTTTTGAAACGTGCCTTCATTACGAAAATACAAAGCACCATTGTCCATGTCTACTGCAACGCCAACAACATCCCCTGCTCCAAAAGCATCTCCATGATCAACGCCGGCTGCGAGATCACTATCTAAGTTACCATTATTTGATCTGTAAGCTCTCATTTTTGTAACAGTAGTAATGCCAGAAGTATTAGTTTTTATCGTGCTACCATCTGCAATGCCAAGTAAATTACTGTTTACCGAATTGGCTGTTGTGAATGTAATTTCAAAATAATATTTGCCGGACCTTGGAAAAGATTGCGTTCCACCAGTACTGTCGTAAGTGCTTGAACCTGTGAGAACAACAACTAAATTTCCGTCAGACCAAACAGCCCCCGATGGCGATAGAGGACTGAAAGTGCAAAAATTTCCAACACCCTCATCAATATTGTCAACACAGCTATCAGGAACAACGTCCGTTGTAGCTATATTAGTTGGTATAAGAGGATTAGTGGATGTTGGTGCAAAAGATACAAAGACAGCAGATTGCGCTGATGACGAATGACTTAGTGTTGCAGAAACCGTTATATTATTTTGTTGAGTAGCAAACTCTGCGTGTGCAGAAGACATAAGGAATTGTTCATTTCCACCAGCAAGTTTATCGCTATCTTCTGTGAGTGTGCTTGCCCAAGTAGTTGTCCTAGCAGAATTTGTACCTGTGCTTATGGCCCACGATCCAATAACACCACCGCCTGGTCTAACATCAATATCATAAGTTCCAACGGCCGCATGGGAAGAACCCGAATCAAGAATAGCCCCACTACTACCTGTAATTCTGTAAACGTCAATTCCACAGGTTCCTTTAGAGCCTGTGAAGGTAACTATTATTGTGGCACTTGTGCCTTCAGTAACATCTGCAACCCAAATATCAGCAATGACCTCGCCTTCTAGACCGCTACTTTTAGCAAGAAAAGCAGACCGCCCATTGACAGTTACTGACGATATAGTGTAAGTTCCACCACCCGTACCTGTAGCTGCAATAGCTATTTTTCTATCGGTTGCAACAGCACCAAGGGCTGCACTTGAAAAAGTAAATGCTGTTGCATTGGTTCCTTGAATTGCTGGAGAATGTACGTGTGTTATATCAACTGTACCAAGTGTTGTTTGTAAATCTGCTCCTATTTGATTTGTAGAACTAGCATTTATAAGAAAACCATTAATACCGTGACCAGAAACTGCTTCATAAAAGGTTAGCTTTGATATACTAAATGCGTTGCCAGCATCACCAGTTGAAGCCGTTACACCTTTAACTTTTACGTGTCTGTATGCTGTGGTCTGGGAAAATCTTTGAAGACTTTGATCTGGAGTTGATCCTGACTGAGCCGTGTCAAATGTTGAAGTGCTTAACTGAGTCCAGTTGGTGTCACTGTCATAATCTGGGTCTGCTGTATTTGAACCCCACACAGAAATAGTAACACTGCCGTCCCAGTTAGAATCAAAACCTACATTCGTGGGTGAAAATATATCAGCTCCTCGTATTACTTTTGCATTACCAGAGCCAAAGTCTTTACCTATAAAACCTGTTGCAGCGTCACCGGCGGGTGATTGTGCCGAAGCAGTATTGGCTCCAAACACTTCGTTAAAGGCGAAAGCTAACCCAC